ACGTCGGCATCGGCACGACGGGGCCAGTAGGTAGATTAGAGGTAAAGTCGTCAGGCACTGCTTCTACAGTGCAAAGGTGGACACAAAGCGACGGGGCCCTAGGGGCATTGATGTATGAATTTGGTGATACTTCTCTTGGTTTTCATTTATATGATTCCGCTGGAACTTTAGGGACTGTTTTTAGAAACGATGGCGGTGTGAATTACATAAAAACAGGCAACGTCGGCATCGGGGATACGAGCCCCGACTATCCGCTGGAAATACTTGATGCCACTGGCCCCCAATTCGCCATTTCTGATACAGACGGGGTTGATTACCTGACCATTGAGGTTGACGGTAATGGAGATGTGACTGTTGTGGCTAGCGGAGGAGATATATCTTTTGGCGATGAAAATTTGACAACAACTGGTTCGGTAGATTTTGGAGGTGGAGCGCTTGAAATTCCTAACGGAACTGATTTGCCAGCCACTTGTTCAGTGGGACAGATATTTCAAGATACCGATGATAATGCTTGTGCCGATGCTGGAGGAGGAGACGGAGTTGTTTGTGTGTGTAAATCAGCTGACGCTTGGGCTGTTTTAACTGACATCTAATATGCCAATAATCCAAATTGATTCAGGAAAATTAAAAGAAGGGCTAAAGAAGTTAGGAGTCCCGGCAGTCATAGCGGCAGCCATTGTTGCGTATTTCATTGGCGTCAGCCCTGTAAAGTATATGACCTATAAAGAGTACCGTGAGACAATTAAGGCGTATAATGCCAAAATTACAGAGATAAAAAATGATTGCCAAAACGATAAAAGGTGCATTATAGAGGATGGACAGAATAGGGTAATCTTCGCGGGTGTTGAAAGCAAACAGGATGTGTTAATCAGGTTAAATAAATGGATAGAGGAAGATGCGAAAAATCCAAAAGAGCATAAGATTAAGAAATGATGGCAAGGGCGCTATTTATACACAACGCAACTGGCAGTAGGTTATACAGAATAATTCCACAAGCTAAGTATCTAGCTAATCAGGGTTGGGATACTAAGGTTAGGGGGCTAAAGCATGGAAAAACGGGTGGAATACCAGGCACGGAAATACGCTGGGCAGATATTGTTATATGTGAAATGCTTTACTCCACAGATTTTGTCAGGGTTGTGAAAAAGTCAGGGGCGAAGATAGTCTATGAGCTTGACGACTTGATGGAGAAAGTCCCGAAGTCCCATTATGCCCATGCAGACATGAACTGGTGGAGAACCTTTAAGACTTACCACACTCTGTGGATGGTTGACGCTGTGACCTGCACTGTTCCTGCCCTTAAGAAGCATTACAGATGGTTTAATAAGAATATTCATATCTTTCCCAATTACTTTGATATGAACTTTTGGGAGAAGCCATATCTTCCAAACACATCAGACGAGATAAGGCTAGGGTGGACAGGCGGAAATTGCTTTGATGACAGGACAGAAGTTTTAACTGATAAGGGTTGGAAGCTATTTAAGGACTTAGATAAAACCGAGAAGATAGCAACCCTAAATCCCACAAATGAGGAAATAGAATATCAAAGGCCAACTAATTATTTTGAAGACTGGTATGAAGGAAAGATGGCAAAGATTGAGATGATGCACATTGATTTATTGACCACCCCAAATCATAAATTGTTGTATGCAAAGAAGGGTGGGCTAAAAAAGGACTTGGAGTATAAACTAGAAGAGGCAAAAAAGGTTTTTGGCAAAGGCTTTCATCTAAAAAAGAATGGCATTTGGAGGGGGAAAAATAAAGAACATTGGACACTGCCTTCACAATTAACGACTTATTCAGATGATAGAGAGCCAAAGAAATATCCTGAAGTTAAATTTGAGATTGACGATTGGTTAAAATTTTTTGGTTTTTGGGTGGCTGACGGCTGGACATCCACATCGACCCATGAAGGATACCCCCTAATGCAAGTTGGTGTGGCGCAGAGTAAGGGCGATGGATGCCCACTAGAAGAAATAAGACAAATAATGTCCAGATATGGCTTTAATGGTAGATACACCAAAGACAAAGGACAATTAAGGTTTTGCGATAAACAGTTATGGAAATACCTAAGGCAATTTGGTGGGGCACACGAAAAATTTATACCCCAAGATATAAAAAGTTTGCCACCAGATAAATTAAGCATATTTTTGAAATGGTATTTAAGGGGGGATGGGTGCCTGTCTGGAAATAGAAAGAGGGCATACACTTCTTCTAAAATGCTTGCCGATGATTTACAAGAAATTGGGCTCAAGGTTGGCGTCACCTCGAACATAAGAAACAGGGGGAAAAGAAAAACAAACTTTAAGTGTAATCACGACCAATATACAGTTTCTTTTCCCAAAACATTTCTGAAACCATATGTCAGGCCGAAATTTCAGAAATGGGTAGACTACAAAGGAAAGATTTATTGTGTGGAAGTTCCAAATCATATCATTTATGTTAGAAGGAATGGGAAGCCAGTGTGGTCTGGAAATAGTCATAAGGAGGACTTAGAGTTTATAGCTCCAGTTATTAAAAGGGTTTTGGGAAAATATCAGAATGTTAAGTTTGTGTGTTGTGGGTTTGGTGGGCCAAGTAGTGCCGGAGATTGGGTAGAGTTCAATTACGGAACGCCGATCTTTGGCGAGTTGCCAGAGGAACAATATGAGTTTAGCTTAGGAGCTCCGATGGAAGTCTGGCCTAGCAAGCTGGCATCACTTAGGCTGGACATAGGGATAGCCCCAGTCGTTGAGTACCACTTCTCACGCTGTAAATCAGAGTGTAAGTTTGGGGAATATTCCCTTAACAGGATCCCTGGCGTATTCCAGAGATTTCTATACAAGAGCGTGAAGGAGGGCGAGACGGGCTTAACTGCTGGCAAAGATCCAGATGAGTGGTTTGAAAAGATTTGCTTTTTAATAGATAATGAGGAGAAAAGAAAACAGATAGCGGAGAACGCCAGAGCATGGGTGAAAAGACATTGGGACTTCCAAGATCACGCTCACAAATGGGCAAAGCTTTATAACAGTTTATTAGCGGATAAATAATGCAATTTAATTCAACGGCTGACTCACAGGGCATTCTGCAAGATGTTGACTACATGTGTGGGACAAACAGCGCCACTTATTCTATTGCTGATAAGACAAGGAATGTGAATAGGTGGTATCATGCCGCAGTGGTAGATGTTTTGGACAATATGGACGAGTGGGACTTGAGGGGTAGCATTTCGTATCAAAACTTGGTGGCGAACCAACAGGCCTACGCTTTCCCCACAGACATATTGACCATTAAAAGGCTTGAGGTTGATTACGATGGAGATGGAGACTATATTCTTTCTGATCACGTTGACATGGGGACGATCGATAGCACAATAGCCACCTCAGCAGAAATTAATGATAATTTTAACACTGGCAACCCTAAGTACGATGCCTGGAACAACTCAGCGTATCTTTTCCCTGTTCCAGACGCAGCAGTGAACTCTGGGCTAATTATCTGGTATAACGCAGAGGTTACAGAGCTTACAGCAACAACGGGTGGCAACACAGCAGAGCCAGCCCTTGCAGAGCCATTTCATATAGTTTTATCCCTAGGGGCATCTCTTGATTATGCGAGGAGGAATAAGCTCTCGGAGTTGATTGCTTTCTGTGAAAGAGAGCTATTTGGTACGGATAAAGAAGATGGGCTTATAACCAAGATGAAAAAATACTACGGCACAAGGTCGAGCGATAAAATCCTTTCGATGAAAAGTCATTATTATGAAGAAAATTATAAATAAGCTTAAGAAGAAAAATCTTAGGAAAAAAAAGAAGGAGTTGGTTGAGCAATTTCAGCAGATTGAGTTGCAGATTCAGAGGCTAGTAACTGCAAGAGAGCAGGTTAGGGGACAAATTGCTTTAATAGAGGAGTTAGATAGCGGCAAGAAGGGTGGCGAATAAGTGGTCAATAAGTATAGATAATTTTTTAGGAGGTTTTGCTCCAGCCTGGTACGCAAACAGTTACCCTTCTTATGGGAATAAGAACATGGCCGGGGACATGAAGAATGTGGACCTAACTGATCCTACTCTGTTAAACCAAGGGCCTGGCCTGGATACGCTTACCAATGGAGACCAGGGCGGGAACATCACAGATCTTGTTAAGGGGATTTTAGATAAAGCGCAGGCTTCCAATCTCTCATTTGCCGTTGGAAATGCGGGGAGGTTCTATGAAATCAATGCCACTACCGTAGTCACAAAGGCCTCTAATCCTGCCCTTCCTCACACAATAGCGGGCACAAATCCTGTGGGGGAGGACATCGCCTACTATAAAGGTGAGATCTTTTACTCCCATTATGATGACAACGGAGGGGATGTGGGGAAGTATGACCTAACCAGGGACGCAGAGGGGGATTTTGATGATGATTGGTGTTCTAATGTAGAGTCTGGCAGGATTAGAAGCTTTTGTAACA